CAGACGCAGCAGCCGACGCAGCAGCCGACGCAGCAGCCGACGCAGCAGCCAACGCAGCCTACGCAGCAGCCAACGCAGCAGCCTACGCAGCAGCCAACGCAGCAGCCTACGCAGCAGCCAACGCAGCAGCCTACGCAGCCTACGCAGCAGCCTACGCAGCAATGAAATTAAAAATAATAGAATACGGATTAAAGCTTTTAAAATAATTATATGACATTCTATTCAGCAGCCAAGGCAGAAAAGAAGATCACTGCCAAGACCAGCAACGGCAAGCACAAAACCAAGTACTCATCACAGCGACAGAAGATGAGACAGGCGAAGGGAAAACAGAAAGCAATGCCAAATAAAACAGCATAATCATTAAAACCAAGTATATGACAAAATGCGACACCTGTGAGCACGACGAAACAAGCATATTTGACAAGCCGTGCAAAAATTGTATATATAACGACCCCAACCTGAAAAATAATTACAAACCCAAAAACCAAATAATTAAACAAGCATCCGAGGTGGAAACCGTCCAAAAATAAAACCCAGCAATGACGGGGATAAAATGCCAAGCAGTCCAAGGGAAACATAAAAAAAATAAACCATAGTTTAATTATTGTAAAAATGCCTTACTATGATATTAACCCTCGTGCATTTAACCCGCTATATTTCCATTTAAAAGCCCTCCTTCGTGACCCCAGTATTAGAAACATATTCATAGAGGGTTCCAGCTCCGCAGGGAAGACATACACCATCACCCAGGCGCTGGGGATAGACCAGCTAGAACATGATTACTCGTCTATTATATTCAGGCGTTTCCACGTCCACATTAAAGATACCGTTTATAGCAGTTTTCAGTTATCATTTGGAAATTTAGAATTTACTGAAAATTTCTACCACTTCCAGCAGGATATCATTAAAAGCAAATCGAGCCAAGCAGTTATTAAATTCAAAGGCCTCGACGACCCGGAAGGGATAAAAGGGATAGAGCGTTTCAATGTATTATGGAATAACGAATGGAATCAATTTACAGAGGAGCAGTATACCCAGCAACAAATCAGGCTAAGGGGACGGCCGAACCAGAAAATAATATGCGACTGGAACCCGGTGAGTAGCAAGTTATGGTTTTATGATAAGATCATCGACGCCACGGAATGGACAGACCTACCACTTAAGGAGCCGACAGCACCAAAGGCGCTCGACGTCTTTCCGGGATTTGCGACACTTGATCCCCAGCATTCATTCAAGCGACTGAGCAAGGACGGTCACTCGGTATGGATAAAGACAACATATACCGACAATTACTGGATAGTAGGACATCCCAGTGGTAAGGGAGGGTTTGATGACCAACGTACAAAAGAGTTGTATGAGAGCTACCGGGTTTATTATCCAAATTTATACAGGGTTTATGTATTAGGTGAAAGAGGGATATTAAGGACCGGGGGGGAATTATGGAAGCAATTTAATGAGGAGAAGCACGTTAAGCCGTTAACGTATGACGACACCACCACGGTACACGTTAGCATTGATGAGAATTTGAGACCATACGTGACGCTGGGCATTTGGCAAGGGGATATGAAAAACAAAGTAATACGACAGATAGCGGAGCTGCCCTGCCGGTCGCCTGAGAATAATGCCGTAAAAGCAGCGCTGAAATTGGCTCGGTGGCTGGATGCCAAGCAATACGAAGACGTAGTTTTTATATATGGCGACCCATCAGCAGGGAAGGGTAGCACCATCGATGTTAATAATTCCAGCTTTTATGATAAATTCATCAGCACCCTAAAAGAACAAGGCTACCAGGTAACCAGCAGGGTCAAGCGAGCCCACCCTGCCGTGGCGCTAAGTATTGCATTCGTTAACCAATTATATGAGTTTGGAGTGGAGGGATGGACTATTGAGATCAGCGACGAGTGCAAGGTCAGCATAGATGATTATATAATGGTTAAGGAGCTACCCGACGGAACTATGGAAAAGAAAAAAATAAAAGACCCGGTCACCGAAGTATCATACGAGCCATGGGGCCATTTTTCAGATCAAAAAAGATATTTCTGTACTACCTTTTTATACAACGAATGGACCCGCTACCGGGCTAAATTCACAGCAACTAAATATGACGGGATATCAACCATCGAGAGAAAGCAACGAGGAACAGTGGGTTAAATTGTGAATAAAAAAATTTTGGTTGTTATAATAATAATATTTTAATTTGAACATCATTAAAAACGCTACAAAATGAGAGAACCAAAAGACATTAACGTGCTAATAGGGTGCGAGGAAAGTCAGGCAGTCTGTATTGAATTTAGGAGGCTGGGATTTAATGCCTTTAGCTGCGACCTGCAGGATTGCTCAGGAGGACACCCGGAATGGCATATTAAAGGGGATATATTTGAAGAGCTAGAGAAAAAAATATATGATTTAAGCATAATCCACCCTCCGTGTGATTTTTTAGCCAATTCAGGAAATAGATGGTTCTATCACCCTGAAGACAAAGACAAGCCAGCATCATGGAGGCGACCACATCCTGTGTACCCAACCAGGCATGAAGATAGACAAAACGCTGTGAATTTCTTTTTAAAATTGAGGTGGGCAAAATATTGTACTAAAAAAATGGTATTAGAAAATCCAATACCCAACAACTATTTAATAGAGCAAGCGGGAAAATATCATCAAATTATCCAGCCCTGGATGTTTGGGCATGGTGAAACAAAAGCGACCTGTTTATGGCTTTATGGATTACCAAAATTAAAACCAACCAACATCGTAGAAGGGAGAGAACAAAGAATATTTAAAATGGCTCCCGGAATTGATAGAAAGAAAGAAAGAAGTAAAACCTTCCCAGGAATTGCCAAAGCAATGGCTGAACAATGGGGAGAATATTTAATAAATAAATTATGATAGCCAGAACGTACGACGAATTAAAAGGCGCCTGCGAACGCCGGGATTATAGATTCTTCACCGGGGAGCTTAACCTGAATTATATATGGGAGCGCAACGATTTGATTTATAGCAACCATTTTACAGACACCCTGCACATCGCATACCAGGAGGGGGGAGAAAACAAGGTGCTTTCCATACCAGCCACCACCACCCCCGGCACCAAGGGCGCAGCATTTGACCCACCAACCGTGGAAGGGGTAAAAGGAATAGCGGTGATACAGCCGGGCCAGTATCCGGGTGCATGGTCGTTTGTTGATTCTTATGACGGCTTCACTAAGTATCCGTACTTTTTACAGGTAAGCCCTATAAATTACTGGAGAGACCCCGACGGCGACTCCATCCTCACCGAGGTACAGGCTCAGATGCATAAGATTTATGGCACGTGCTGGCATAGGATGAGCCAGAAGGGAGCCGGAGAAGATAGCGAAGTTAACAATTGGAGCAAGGGCTGCATGGGCGCCATTATGAAATATTGGGATCAGGTAATCGAGCTAACCAGAAAAGCGGTCTCCATTTACGGTCCGAGGTTTACGGGAACGCTGATTGAAAAGGGGGATTTTTAAATGACCACACCCCAGCCTACCAAGTGCGACAATTGCAGCCTGCCGACATACCAGCTTAATGGCGACGGGTGGTGCGAGAAGCATGGATGCAGGACAATGATGGGGATATATTGCAATGGGCCAAGGGAAATAAAATCAAACTAACTTTATGACAGGTAAATCAAAATTGGAATTAGTAAATCTAGCCCTGCGCCTGATTTATTTATTTAAGAACGGAGGTAGAAACGGCATCGACACTACCAAGTCAATAAATGACGAGTTCAATGCAGCAGAGGAGATGCTCAGGAAAGAACGGGAAATTTTATGTGGTTGTAAAAAAACATAGATATGAAAAGAAAAATATTAGCATTTTTATTACACAACGCAAATAGGAGTGTCCCCTTTTTACACAAAGAGGCGTTTTATAGGATAAAGACTAAAATCCTTACAAAGCACGGAATTAAAACCGGACAGGAAGTGCAGCACATTATTAAGGAATGCAATAGATGCAACGGCACCGGTATATTTGTATGTGGCTGGAAGCAACCCGAACCCTGCATGTATTGCAATGATGGAATTTATAGTCAATTTTGGACCTTACTGGATAAATACAGGCTGGGGCGTTACGAATTTCACCACCCCATCAAAAAAGTATATAGCCCCGGCCACATTCCAAACCTATTGGAGTTAAAAATGATAAAGGGCTACATAGAACATACCGCACCCAAGCATCACATAGGACGGGAGTGCGCCCTCTGGCTTTTCTTATTTTACGACATTAAGACATTCATAAAAGACATCAAAGCCGTGGGAGTTAAGAAGGGGAGAAGCCCATTAGTAATTATTGGAAATTGTATATTTATTTTAAGACACCTACCCGGTGAAATAAGGCGCTGGAATAATTTAAAACGGATTAAAAAAGAAGCAAAATTAGTCTGGTATTCACCAGAGAGAGCGCTACAGGAAGACCTGCCATTTTAAATAATAACAATTTACAAAAGTAAGTATGGCAATAAGGCTGACACCTAATGACAAGAAACGGCAGGAAATGGCACGGCTATGGCTCAAGTGCTACGACCATGCATTTATGACATGGATGATGAAGTACACCACCATCGAAGAGGCTAGGGGTGTAAAATTCTACCGCTATAAAGACGGGATATTTTCAGCCAGCGACCTGGCAATCGCTTATAAAAAGAGGGAAAACAAATGATGATTATAACGTTGATGCTATGAATAGTAAAACCCATATTGTGCGGTGGGGTTATAATTACTGCACGTAACTTAATACATAAACAAATGAGTGATTTTAAAACAAGACTGGTTGATGAGATGAATCAACTTGAAGAAAAGCAAAAAAAATTAGGTGCTTTTTTATTATCAGAAAAAGTAAATGAGATTGACGATGTCCAAAAAGCTCTTTTACAGGTACAGGAAACAGCAATGGCTACCTACTACCAATGCTTAAAAGAAAGAATTGAACGATTGAAATGATGAACTTAGTATAAACCAAAAGATGTCTAAATGGTATTAACAAAATGGCTTTTGTTTGCTGTTAGGCATCTGTAAAAATTACGGAATATGACACAAGAATATCCAAAGAAAGAAAAAGTTTATGTAGTTGCAACGCATCACTATTGCTTTAGAGTAGGAGAGCCATCTGAAATAATAGGAGTAAAAATGGGGCAACCTGACGAGAAATCAAAACCAAGATTAGTGTATGAGGTAGAATATTCAGATGGAGTTAGAGATGAGATATGTGTATCTGAAATAGGAATGAATTATCAACTACTGTCTTTTGCTGATGTTAAAAGTGGAAAGTTTAATACGGAGGAGTAAGGTAATAAATTTTATTGCCGATAACGAATTATGGTATGAAAAGTTGCGGATTAAATGGTAGAACTTTTCAACCTACATAAAAGTAAATTAGAATTACAAACCTACGGACTGCGACACACCCGCAATTTTTTATACCATGTGTTAGCACCCGTTTATTTTTAAAATTATGGCTGATTATTGCGAAGATTGCGGATGCAAAGTTTATAATGGCAGATGCACAAATTGTCACGAAGAACTTTATATTGAAGACCAATATTATGAACTTGATATGCCTTTGCCTGATGAAGATTCTGAATTTATGAAAAAGGCAAATAAATGTCGAGAAGATGTTGAACGTAAGCGTCTTTTAAATGGGTGCTAACTAATGTGTGGGAATGGTTTAGTATAGTTAATAAACTAAAAATGGTTTACACAGATAAAACCCATTTAATAGCCGATTCGCTAAGCGAGCTTCATAGCTTCGCTGAGAACATAGGATTAAGACGGGAGTGGTTCCAAAATCACAGGAAGCCACATTATGACATATTTTCTAAAACGATATTAAAACGGGCGCAAATATTAGGAGTGAAAATAGTAACAAGTAAAGAATTGATTGAAATTTTGAATAAAAGATGATGACTTTTCTATTGGCGCTATTTCTTTATGGGTTAGGCCCGATAGATTATTATACGCCGTACAAGTATGGTGACTACCACCCTGACGTTATAACGCTAAATTTAACGGTCAGGAAATACACCATAATAGACCGATGCACCTATGATAGTACCGGGGGAGTTGTAATAGGCTCCCCACAATTCCAACCCATACGAAAAGCCTCGACATAATATCGGGGCTTTGGTTTTTAAAGACAAATCACCACAAATAAAAAATATTTTATACACCAACAGAAAAAAGCAGTAAATTTGTCATTCAATTAACAAAGCATTAAAAGCGATGAAACCCTAAATTTATTTCAAATGTAAAGTTAATGCTAACAATCGACCAACTAAAGAAAATCACCCTTGGTTACCTGACAGGCGCCGACCTCATCAGGTACTGCCCGGCGCAACTACTCATCAGCCGTTATGGACAGGACAGTGAGTGCCTGCAGGAAGGTGCGAACACAGCATACGCTGAATTTAAAGCAGCACTAAGAACCAGATATGATCCCATTGATGAGTTTGACAAAGAAGGGAGCGAACGTGATCCGATGGCAGTCAAGATAGCTGCACTATTAGCCATTAAAAACATATTAGGGAACCTGGAGCATATCAGCGACAAATTAAATAATGACTTCTTAGATGCACGGCAAGACCTCGCAAGGATTATTAAGGGACAGCTCAACCTCGAAGTTAAAAATACAACCCATGTAATGGAGAGTCATAGCGAATTGATATCTCCAAGTTTTGAAACACTAGGATAATGGAAGAAAAGCCCGTATATAATAAAATCGTTACATTTGCCAATAAAGGTGGTGGTGGTTACGGGGTAGGAAGCTCAAAGAGCAAGCCAGCCACCGGGATGAACCCGGCATCCAACCCTTTTATGCTACCCAAAGAAACAGGGCTCGGTCTGATTTCACAATTCTATCCTCCAAATTATTTCCAGGAGTGGGACATCAGCCGTTGCAGGATGGCATACGACAAAGCCATGAAACAGGGTTTTACAAACGACCTCGGCACATTATACCAATGGACATACGAGAGCTCATCATTTGTGAGGTCGCTATTTGCAGCACTTAAGGCAGCTATTGATAGAGTTGAATTTTATATAGTGGACACCAAAGGGAATAAGATGGATCCGTGGACGGTGGAGCTTTGTAATAAAAGATGGGCACGGAAGCTCAACAGGGAAATAATATATTCGTATTTATGGGGTTTTACAGGGATTAACATCGATATATTGAACAATCAATGCTACAAATACCCAATCGCACAAATAGACCCCATCAATCAATTCCTTAAAAACCACACCTACGACTTTTATAATGGTATTAACTTTGATGAGGCAGACAACCTGATATTTATACAACCCAGCAGCAATTATGAAGAATTTTTAGGATGGATGCAGCCCATCAGCCGGGACTTTGTACAGATCAACCAGAATAACATCAACTGGCTTATGGCAGGGCAAAGAGCCGCCGTGCCAAATATGGTGGTAGGATATCCCGAAGATAGCAGCGCACTGGACCCGGACACCGGCACTGCTTACAACCCACATAAAAGACAAGCTGAGAGTATAGCTGCCAACACCCGACCACAGGACGCCATAGTGGTACCATATGCGGAAAGTGCGGATGGTAAGATTCAAAAAGCCATCGACGTGGAATTTACCCAGCCCAAAGGGAATATGAACATGCATAAAATCTTCCAGGAGTTTAATGCCGATAAAAAAAATGAAATCCGGGAAATGATATTCGGAGGTACACTAACCAGCGACGCCGGAAAATTCGGAACCAAAGGACTCGGTGAAGTGCATCAGGATAAATGGGACGCCGTGGTAGAAGGGATGCTGGAAGACATACTGGCAGAAAAGAACGACAATCAGCTTCCAAAGATTAAGAGATTTTATAGAAACTTCCCTGAAGGTGCAAAGTATGAGGTGAGCAGGGAAAAGAAATATAAACCGGAAGAAATAAAGGCATTGAGTGAAAGTGTCCGAGCAAACGGCAAAAAGCTAACTGATAAATTCTTTATTGATAACGGACTGCCACAGGAATACTTTGAAGAAGCACCCACCCCGACACCAACACCTAGCACACCACCTACTGAGATGAGCGTCCAGATAGCAGCCCAAAAAAAAAAGACTTTTCTAAACAGGTTCTGACAATAGGAGGAGAATACCTCCACCTCGACGCAAGACCCACCAAGGAGGAAATAGAGAGAATCATCCCCCGGAAGCTGACAGATCAGGAAATCGAGTTTATTTACAGCAACCCACAAGGTCAAAAGGTATTCCAACCCATATACGAGGCCTATAACCATAAATTTTTAGAAGGGATAAAAGACAATAGCAAGCTACAAGCAGACTTTAACGCCTTTAAAGATACCGGAATCTACGAACGTTATATGCTTAATACCTACCAATTCAGCGCAGCGAAATCAATAAGCGAAGGGAAAGCCCTGCAGGGATTAATGTTTAAAGACGGACAACGGATCGGTTTTAGCGAATATCAGAAAGAGGCTCACAAGGTCGCTGAGGTATTTAATGACACGTGGCTGCGGACCGAGTACGATACTTGCGTCCGGGGCACTATCCAGGGAGAGCAATGGAGAGACATGTATGCTGATAAAGATATAAATCCATACTGGCAATATAGCGGAATGATGGATGAGAGGGAACGGGAGGAGCATGTAGAGCTTGAGGGAAAAATATTTCAGATCGGTGATGTAGAAGGCGACGCCATATACCCTCCGGGGAGTTGGAACTGCCGTTGTACCGCCGAACCTTGCGACGACTCATACATTAAAGAGAACAGCCTCGGCGTTTCCAAAGGAAGCGACTACTTAGACAAGCAGGACAGCAAAGGCAAAGATTTTGTAGATGAGATGTTCAGGTTTAATCCCGGCATTCAGGGGCCGATGCCAAATAATAGCAGCTATGCAGAATTGCTGCCCAGCATCAACAAACTGACTTATGAGGATTACGGGCTGCAGAGCGTGGAGGACATTATTTATGAGCCAGATTTTACAACCATAGAAGGGATAAATGAATATGCAGGAAAACGAATTGGAATTACTAGGTTTCCAGACCAGATAAAAAATATTGAAACATATAAAGAGTCAGTATTAAGGCTAGAGGAATTAAATAATGAGTTTAATGCAAAAAAATTTAGATATTTTGGATGGGAAAAAAGAGCGGAGGTTTTCGCAAGTGCTGATAATTATCAATTTAATTTTACATATTATTTTAATGAGCCTAAACAATTTAATATAGATTTAGTAAGGGCGGAAAAATCATGCTACCACCCCAGAGAATGCGATACAATTAAATCGGTGATAGATCACGAGTTTGCGCATATTATAACCCATAATGATTTAACACCTTTTATGGGCGAAAGCACTGAAATTTATAAAGAAATATCCAAAATAAAAAAAGCATATTCTACAGAGATAAACAAGGCTTCAAAAATGTTTGTTAAAGAATTTTCTAAAAATTGGAGGACATCTGAGGCGTTGTCTAATAGTTTTTATAAATGGGCACGGGATAACGATACAAAAGCATTTATAGAGAAGGTAAAAGAGGCATCAAATATATCAGAGGGAACTAGGTCGGGAATGATTAAGGTTTTAGAAGAGCACGAACATAATTACATTTCCACCTATGCCTCAAAAAATATTCATGAGTTTACGGCGGAATCATTTACATCAGTTATAAATTCAAAAGAACCGTCTCCATTTGCAAAACAAGTTTATGAGGTAATAAATAAAAATTATAAAAAATGATAGGAGCTATTCCAATTTGTATGAATTGTAATAATTACAATTTCATAGATAAATCAAAAATGAGTTGTAAAGCGTTTAATGACGAGATACCAGACATAATCATTACAGGTGAAAATGATCATTCAAAACCGTTGCCAGATCAAAAAAATGATATAATATTTGAGCCAATAAAAAAATAATTCATACAGCAGTGAAAAAATATTGTAATTTTGTAGCAACCTTTTAAACTTGATTTTGATGATTGACCCCCAGCCACCCAAATCATTAAAGTATCTCACTGAGATATTACACGGGTGGAAACAGACCTACCCGCACAACAGACAAGGGGTGCTACTATTCCAAAACAAACGCCTTAATAGTAACGTTTTATTCACTGACGAGGCATTCCACAGGATACAGAATCATAGCCGTGGGTTTGACTTGATACCGCAAGCCATAGAGAAGCCCGACGAGGTATGGAGCCAGTGGGGTGATGACAAGCAAAGAGCGACATTGAGAAATTATTTATTATTTGGTAAGATATGCTACGTCGTGCAGACTAAGGACGGGAGCATCACGGACGCCTTCACCTGCACACCGAGACAAGCAAACAAATATAGGAGGGGGGCCATAATATGAAACCATTAAACTTAATTATATGAGAAATAAAATACTTAACCCTATAGAATTTGCCAAAATTCAGAGGGCTATTTATAAATATGCAAGAGCAAGAAAAGAGGATTCTAAAAAGAAAGCTAAGGAAAATCTATTTAAAATAGCAAAAAAAATCCTTCAAATATCTTACGACATAGAGGAGGTCTGTTTAACGACTAGTCTGGAAGATGGAAAATATATTCAAAGCCTGCACATAAAATAAAAATTAAGTTTAAATAATATAATGCTACCCTTCAGCCAGCTATTAAAGGACTTCGGAGCCGTCACCAATGAAATTAAGCAGCTACAGGAGCAGGTGCCAAGGATTATGGGTAATGTTTGCGTCCGGGAAATTAAGATGAATTTCAGGAACCAATCATATTTTAATGGGACGGAATGGAAAGAGCGAACTGATGCCACTAATAGGAGTTACACCATCAACAGGAGGAAAGGAACCGAGTCCGGTCCAAAGGCGAAGCCTAGTAGATACAAAGGAAGCGTTTATAATGCCAAAGCCCCATTATTGATACAGACCCGGAACCTTTACAATGCCATCAAGTACAAACAGGAAGGGCGTGGAGTATTTATCGGTGTAAACAGCGACCTCGTTATTTATGCCAAAAAGATGAACGAAGGGGGCCCCGGGACGTGGGGAGGGAAAAACAAGACCATGACACCTGCCCGACAATTTATGCCAAAGGAAACAGACCCACTCCACCCGAAATTATCAAAGGCCATCATCAAAGAGTATGATAGGAGGATTAAATACATATTAAGTAAATTGAAATGACCAAGCCAACCATTTATATAGAATGCCCGGACTGCCTCGGTAGCGGTACCATCAGCAAGCCCGAAGGGTACAACGGTAGCAGGCTGGACGATTGCCCGACCTGCAAAGGGACGGGACGTGTTAAAGAATTGACAGAAAAGCGACAAATTAAAAAAACATTGCTATGAACGAGAAAGACAAAGCAACCGAGCAGGAGGCTATAATAAATGAATGTATTGATCGAATGTATATAGAAATATTACAGTGCGTAAACATTGAAACTAATAAAACAAAACTAATTCAAACAATAATAGAATCCAAGGTTAGATTGATGGTTTTAAAGCTAAACAACAAATAAAATGATCAACAAAATAATAAATGCCGTTATTAAAGAGGCGCAAGCCAAACTGAAAGGTCAGGGCACCCTGCTATTCAAAACAGACTACAACCCTGAGAAGATAAACAGCTACGCCATGCCATTAGTATTGATAGGAATGGATGACGCCCCGGACGCCGGACAATGTATCGGTGGTGCCACAATAATAGACTGGCGCTTTGATATGAATATTTATAACTATTTTATCAATGCTGATACCAGCGAGGTCAGCAACGTGAGCATCGAAGCCATGGAAATCATAGACGATATGAGGCGCCACTTTAGCACCTTGGTAGAAAAGAACAGCGTCAACACTGACCGGGGGTGGCTTACGGATGAGATGGGAGAAGCCATACAAGACTACAGCTTCAAATTCACATTGTCAGGGATAGGAGCAGCCGACCCGATAGACAATAGCGGAATGATTAAAGGATTTAAAATGATATTTGATAGCATCGCCATAGACGTGGACACTAAAAGCACATACACTGATGACGAGACAGAGGTGACATTTAAACAGGAATAAATGCTACGAACCCGGTTATTTGAGGAGCGACGCAAGCGCAGCAAGTATTTAAAAGACCTACGGGAGAATGCCGACATCAGCAAAAAGAAATTGAGCCGTACCAGTGGGCTGGACAAATCAACAATTATCAGGATGGAGAAAGGGGAGGAGAGCTGGACAATAGACAGTGAAATCCAATTCATAGACGCCATAAAAGTAATACAAAACAGACCATAATCAGAGGTGGCAGGGGGTGAAATTATACCACCTTTTTAAAAACCAAAAACAAACCGTCGTAAATTTGTCACTGTTTAACAACGCAAAATAGTGGCAGAAAAACCCAAAAGAATAATTTTCTCAACCCCATATCCAAACGATCAGGGAAGTATTATCCCAAATAACGTTATTTCATTTAATAGATTCAACCTCAACCCCGTATTATTAGAGCAGCACAACTGGAACCTGCCCCCATTAGGAATAATGACGGATATACAGCTTGAAGATGGTAAATGGACAGGGGTGCCGGTATTCCACAAAAAGACACAGGCTAGCAAAGAATACAGCGACATGTATGAAGCCGGGTCACTAAGGGCTTGTTCGATTGGAGGCGCTGCCGAATATAATGAGAATACCAACATACCAAGGAAGACGGACCCGACGACAAAAAAGGAAATCCCCAACTATATACTAGACGACAACGGGAACAAATTATGCACTTATTTTGATTTGTATGAAATATCGATGGTCACCCTCCCCAGCAACCCGGAAGCGGTGACGCAGGATGCCATATTAAGCGTGAAAGTTTACAACACCGTGGAGGTGCCGGAATTAGAGGAATTAGTCACTTTAACAAGCAATAAATTAAAAGAATTTAATACCATGTCAGGAACAAAGAAAACAGCCGAGGAGTTAAAAAAAGCAGCTACCAAGGCAACTGAAAAAGCTAATGAATTAAAAATAGCAATGGAGGAAGCCCAAGCAGCCTACAAGGAAGCTAAGGACGAGGAAAAGGACGACCTCAAGGCAAAATTTGAGAAAGCCAAAGGTGACTATGAGGCAGCCTGCACAGAGATGGAAGCAGCAAAGGCAGAGCTCAAAGACATGGAAGATGAGGAGGAAAAAGCAAAAGCTGATGCAGCCAAAGCAAAGGAAAAAGCGGAAAATTCATTCAACACCCTAGTACTTGAAACACTAGGCGCCGTGGGTGAGCAGATCAAGGAATTTAAAAGCCTGTTCATGAGGAGCAAGCCAGCCGACCCACCCGCACCCGAAAAAGATGGAGAGATCACCATCGCCACATTAGCAGCCACCGAAGCACTAAAGGTGACACTGGCAGCTAAAGAAAAAGCAGAAAAAGAAGGAGCGACCGATACAGAAATCGAAGTTTATGAAACAGCCCTCGCACAGAGCGACGAAAAAGTGGCTGCTTTAAAAGCATTGATCGCCCCCGTTGAAGATACTGAAATCCCTAAATTAAAAACTTTAAAAGAAATAGAAGAAATGACACTAGCAGCAAAACCCGGTCAGCTCAGAACCATCACGGTCGCCGCTGGCACACCGTACTCAAAATTATGCAGCGACCCCGAAGGAATGAAGATCATCAACAGGGTGCGCTACGAAACTGAAAAGAGCCTCGACGATTACAGGATCGTGCTGGAAAGCATGGCAACTGACGCAAGGCTTAATGCAGTATTTAACAAGGTCAGGCTTCATCCCTTCATGAAAGAGGGAAACATCCAGGCATTAAGAAACAAATTTTATGCAAAGGACGAGGAAAGACCCGGTCACAGCATCAGGCAAATCCTCGCTGAATTGAATGCCGGCCGTGGCGTTTCCTTTATGAACGGCAATCAGGAACAGAGAATCACAACCCTGGGAACCAGCACCGATGCATTGAACAGCCCTGAGCTGTTGATGATAGAATGGCTCCTCGGTTATGCCATTTATAGTTTATTCCCTTCTAAATCGTGGAAAAAAGACATTCCTGTCTTCCCGGCATTGGAAACGGAAAGAAATCTCGGTTTAATTTTCACCAACGTAGCCGCTGACCCCACCATCGACAGGGGCACCTCCTCAACTACCACCGACTACACCTACGACGACACAGCACAAGCGCTGAAGTTAATCCCTTATTTCTTACAACCGATGTTATGGACAGCAATGAAGCTCCACTACCTGCCCACCGACCCAACAGCTACAGGATGGGCACAGGCCTTCAGTAAAATGAACGCCGTCATCGATGACGAGATGATCTACACACTGGGAAGTTTAATCACCAGTTTAGCATACCAGGTGCCATCAAGCGGTGATGCCTTCACTATTGCAGGAGCCACCGACCCGAATGCATTTGTATGGAATCCTGCCTATGCTGGTAGCCTTGCCAAACCAGCATTCAATGACATCATGACCCTGGAACAAATTTACAGAAAGCAGAACTTCGAACTTGAAAACATGAAAGCCGTGGTCATCATTGATGATGTTATGGAAAAATTCATAGCACAGGATCCCGACACCAAATCATTACTCACCAGGTGGATTCAGGAAGGCAAAGACGTGAACGAACTCAGGATTAAACATACTGACGTGAACGTGAGAAGCAGGGTGCTATTATATGACCCAGCCGGCAATCTAGCGAAAGACCCCTATGGAAGCGTTGATACTTCCTATACCAGCGCCGGGCTTGGATTCATACCTTCACAGGTAGGAATCGGAATCGGTGCCCTCGACGTATTCGTACTGCAAGACCCATCAGCCTACGGGTTAAGGATGAGCGCTAACATCAGAAGCGGGATTACCACACTCAGGCACAATAATTACGGGGTAGCAATTTATTATTATGGACAACCCAACGTCTAGGAGGACGTAAAAAAAAGGAAATTAAACAATTTTATAAAAAAGTAAAATTACGACAATGAAAAAGATTTTAATAGCATTAACACTGATATGCACCTGCCTTGTTTTACAGGCTGGTCAATTCTATGCAGGAAGGGCGCTGGATATTATGGGTGGAACCATAGACCCGCAGGATTCCAAGATCACGACAATTAAAAATGTAAGCGCCGGAGAATTTGTAGACTGGGGAGGCGTTAACCTCGCATACAGAGATTCAATAAAAGTTAGTGATACCCTGGAATATGTAATTCCAGTCACACACACCTCAATTATTTACCCATATACATCATTCCGATGGTATAAAGTAGGAGCAGGAACAGCGACGCTGTCGGTGGAATTTTACCAGGCTAATGACAAAACATTATCGTGGTTACCCGTGCAATATATAACATCAGGAGCGCTGGCAGATTATACAAAGACGTTGACAATATCAGCAAGCGGTTATTATGATTGGAGTTTTATGAGCGACTCGGCAAGATTTGAGGGTAGATACTTAAAAATTGTATTAAGAACCACAAGTACTGCCACTGTTCATGGTAAGATAGCGGGACGTACAAAGTTTAATACCAGATAGGTTTTTAAAATTAAGGTACTAATCCAAAAATTAAAAACCAATGGAAAACTTAAGAGCAGAAACCCTTAAACAGATCAAAAGCGCCGTAGATGCACACGGTAAAGTTTACGTACATGGCGACGGTAACATTTACCATGACAAAAGCATCAGCGACGGCACCATCGACAGAACCAAAGAAGCTGGCTACAGGGTAACGATTACCAAATCCAACATACCCGGAACCCTCGACGAGTTAATCACAGCATTAAAAGCCAGCAAAGGAGAAATCCACAGCGCACAAAAAAGTGCCAAAAAGAAGAGTACGAAAAAACCAAAATAAACCATTTAATAAAAATCATTATGTTTAAAAACATTAAAGAACACAACGTCACCCAAATACACCGGTACGTTGAGCAGTATGAAAGATGCTGGTTTCACGGGGACGCTAATATGTATGACACCAAGGAAGAAAGTGACAAACACAAGAAGTACGCCCACCCTTCACTGAGGGATGCAGAATACAGGTGCGAGTTTAATAGTGGCAACCTCCCCAAAGACATCGAAGACCTGAAAAAGAAGCTGATCAACAGTAAGAGCCAGGAAGACGGAAAGGAAATGGAGGGAGGCGAAATGCAACAAAAAAGGACATTTTCAAGCAAGCCTGACACAAAAGTGAAAGACAAAGAAGATGCAGAATTTGAAGCAATGAAGCAGGAAGCCGTCGACCTCGGTATTTATACAGCCGTACCAAACAACATCAAAAAGGAAACGCTGGCGAAAAAAATCGAAGATTTCAAAAACGAAAAATAAACAATGCAGCACGACATCAACATCACCATCATAGATACGGCGGTCGGCATTCCACAGGATAGCGACGGCGTTATGGGTATAGTTTGCAAGGCAATAGCAGTAGCACCCAGCACGGGAGTTACTGGCTTTGTATTAAACCATGCCTACCTTCTGAGTAAGAAGAGCGACCTCGACACCCTCGGAATAAATGCCGCTTATGACCATACCAATAGCCTCGCCGTTTACCAGCAGGTAAGCGAATTTTATGACGAGGCAGGGGATGGCGCACTATTATGGTTGATGGGGATGAATGCAAGCGAAACATCCCTCTACAATGGTAGCTACGGTACAGCAGGCGGTGCGGGTCCATATTTAAGCAGCGACACATTTAAAAATTTGGTAAGGTCTACAGCAAAGAGTGACCTGGCTAATAGAATAAAGATGCTGGGAGTATGTTATGAGATACCAGCAGCCCTCAACACCTCTAGCACAGTATTATTACCTGCCGACGTAACGGCTTCCATCACCATATTACAAAGTACCATTGAGGCACTATTCACGGAAGGCTACCAATTCAGTGGCATCATCGACGGTTACAATATGAGCACCCATGCCAATGCAGCGCCGTCATTATTAACAGATGCAGCATCATATGCCTGCGGTTCAGTTAGCTTATGTATCACAGGAAGCATGGGTAATGGGGTAGCATCAGTAGGGGCAGCACTGGGAAGATTTGCAAGGATTAGCATCGGTCATGGCTTTGGTGCTGTGGAAGATGGACCCGTGAATATTACCACCGCATTTTTAACAAATAGCAAAGCACAAATAGCAGGTGACACGCTGGCAAATGGCTCGGCTTTCAGGTTTTTTGTAGCTGGAGATTCTATTATTTATAATTCTATTACATATTACCCAGGTGAGAGCTTCGTAGATGACGGTAGCCATCATACATTTACGGGTAGCGGATGGGTATATTATAATGACACCACTACCACAGAAAAAAGCAATATAGCAAATCTTTTAAAAGCAGACCTTGATTATTTAGGAGCTAAGCAATATATGTTCCATCGCTGGTGGTTCGGACAGTCCGGCTTTTACTGGAATGACGGAGCCACATGCGAAGACAGCACAATGGCTTTGAGCTCACAGGAATACCAGAGGGTAGCCAATCATTATGCCGCTGCAGCCTTATCCTTCAGCACAAATGAAATGAACAAAGCGCTTATAGTAAACAGCACCACCGGGGCCGTTGATACCGGCTATTTATTAGCCAAAAATCAAGACTTTTATGACCGATATATTGCACCATATAAACCAGCACCCGAAGGTACTGGCGACATTTCAGACGGCTCCATAGTATTTAATGGCGACAATTTCCTAGCCACCAAGGAGCTGACCTTTGTATTTGAATTTGTCTTAAGTGCAATACTTGGTAGCATCACGGGAACGATTCAGGCGACAGCGACACTCTAAAATTAAAATAATGAATTTACAACATTTAATATTAAGCGCAGCAGAATACAAAATCCTGCTTATTATCCCCGGACTGGGAGCCTTTCCATTTGCTACCACTGACAGTTTAAGCTATAATATAGCCATTGAAAGTGAGCCCGTCCATGTATTAGGGAGTGAAAACCCCATAGGAATAGGAAGAAACGCCCGTAAATATTCAGGTAAGTTGTCAATGCAGATGGGTGAAATCGCAGCAATCAAACTGGCCACAGGGCTAAAAGATATGACCATGATCAGCGCCGCCGTATTAACAGCAACATCCCTGACGGGTAGCTTTGTAATGACATGGAGCGGAGTAGTTATAAATACTGAAGGCCTCGACGTAAAATCCAAGGACAAACAAACCATTTGTAGCCTTGACTGGGAAGGGGTCGGATTAAACTAATCATTATGCCGGAAACTTTTAAAAAGGAAATTACATTCATAGACAGGACATTCCACGAAGACCAAATCAATAATGGTGCCGGGGGATGGGTAGAGGAAGAAATCACCAAAACCGCCACATTTAAAGAGTTATGCAGGACGGACAAGGATCAGCATAAATTGCATTTTAAGATTATGAGCCTATTCTCACAGGCAGAGCCCGGAGAAGATGACACAAAAGAAATAATAAGCAGCGACGGATTATACGACCTAACTGCCAAAACAATTAAAATATTGCTGGTTCCAGATGCAGACTTCACAGAGCAGGACAAGACATTATTTTTAAATGATTCCGCAGCTATTATGAATTTTGGACTCTGGATGATGAAGGAAAAATACCAGTTTTTTTTTCAAATGTTCAAAATGACATAGACGCCCTGAATAAGGACGAAGACAAGATCGCAAAGGATTTTATAGCACGAAACCCCGTATTATATCACACAACGCTTTTTAGAGCTTTTCTTTTATATAAGGACTACGAATGCCCGGATTATGAGGAGCCAAAGCAGATAGTGGAATATTTCACAGAGGAAAGGGAAGACAAAAACCTCAGCCAGTACTTAAATGAAATGGGGAGCAAGGGATGGGAAATCGCTGGCATTACAAAGGTAAGAAACCAATGGCCCAAGAAGATGAGTCGCTATATATTCAAACGTACCAAGACAGAGCATCCCGGCATAGGAATAGATGATTATATTAACTCAGTAGCCATGCTTCATCACGTATTGAAGTTATGGCATGCCCCATATCTTAACCATGAATAAATAGATTATTATGAAGTATGGCTTTACAATAGACGTGGATGGTAATTCTACACAAAAAATAAGGGAAATTAAATCAAATTTAAATGATTTAGGAATAAAAGCAGAGGAAACTGTAGTAAAAACGAATAAATTAGGGAGCTCACTAGGAGGATTGAAATCCATTATAGGAGTTGCGGCTCTAGGAATGTTTGCAAAGCAATTTTTAACACTGGGTACTTCAATGGAGCAAACAAAAATATCATTTGAAGTTTTCTTAGGGTCAGCGCAGAAAGCGACCCAAATGATAGCTGATATGAATACCTACGCCAATATTTCACCTCTAGCTAATAAAGACGTCTATGAAGGAGGGAAAATGTTACTTGGGTACGGTATTGCAGGCGATAAAGTTATGGATACTTTAAAATTGATGGGTGATGCCAGTGGTGGGAATGCTGAGAAATTTCAACAAATGACTTATGCATATGCACAAGTAACAGCAACGGGTAGATTGATGGGTCAGGATTTATTACAGCTTATAAATGCAGGATTCAATCCATTAGGTGAAATAGCAAAAAAAACAGGGAAATCTGTCGGGTACTGGAAAGAGGAAATGGAAAAAGGGAGGGTGTCGGCTGAAATGGTAACGGACGCTTTTAAAAGCGCTACAGGAGAAGGTGGTAGGTTTTATGGAATGATTGAAAAACAAAGTCAAAGTGTTGGGGGATTATGGTCTACAGTAATAGGAACTATGCAGGTAAAAATGATACAATTATTTGAAGCAATAGCACCAATAATGAAAACCATTTTAAAAGGAATGTTAAAAGTAACAGAATTATTTACGAGCACTTCCACTGGCGCCGCAATATTTAGAGGGGTATTATTGGGGCTTGCTGTAGCTGTAGGGGCTTTTGCAGTAGGCGCAGGACTAGCAACGGCAGCTGTATGGTTTTTTAATTTAGCATTATGGGCAAATCCAATTACATGGATAGTGGCTGCCGTAGCGGCTTTTATTGCCATAATTTACGTTTTATGGAATACATGCAAGGGTTTTAGAGAGTTTTTTGTCGGTTTATGGGGATCAATAAAGGCATTTTTCACAGGACTTGGAGGCATATTCAAAGGATTATGGCACATGATAAAAGGACTTCTTACGGTCAACGGGGATATGATAGCCCAAGGGCAAAGGGAGTGGAGCCAGTATGGAGATGCCGTCGGTAGAGCTTGGCAAAATTCAATAAATAAATACAGGGTAAATCATTTATTTAGCAAAGAGGAGCGGGAGAAATTCGCTGCCGGTCAAATGACAGTTAATGGCAAAACGTACTATAAACAGGCAAACGGATTGTGGAAGGAAGGAACGGGAGGAGTAACGGGAAATCCATTAAAAGAAAATGCCGAAGGTACTGCAGCATTAGGAGGAGCAGCCGGGGGATTAGGAGAATCCAAAATAATCAATATTCGAATTGATACCATGCAGAAAAATGAAGTTAAAGACGGCAAAGATTTAATCAATTTGGGAAAAGACGCCATACAAATATTATTGAGAGAGTTAAACAACCTGACCTACGGACAAAGTACAACAATGTAATGGGACAATTTATTTATAATAATAAGATACTACCAAAGGATGCAGCGACACCCATTAAAGTGGCAAATGATGAGCATAACAAACCCAGCGAGACCACCATCAAATGGGTGAACACTACTACTGGAGGCACGACATCAATAAATTTGCCACCTGACACAATAATATTACCCACCGGCGAAAAGTTAATAGTGGAGAGCAGGATCCTCGACGGGGTATCGGTGACCGAAAGGATAGGACGCAAGCCCTACGAGATAGAGATAGAGGGCACGCTCAGGATGAGTAAGACCGCTGACGGTACCGGGAAATATTACGACTTTAACACCGATGGAAATCAATTAACATTTTCAATGTTTCCACAGGATTACATCAATGAATTATTCGAAACCGTATTTGTACCCGACGCCGTGCTCGACATCACCAACACCCTTTTAAATGCATTGGGAGTATTACAAATAATAGTCAGGCAGGCAAGAATAGCACCAATCGCCGGAAGTAATAATGTAACTTTTAGAATAACAGCCTACGAAAACCAACCCGGAGAAAGTTTAATAATAAACTAATGTATTTTAATTGCCACATACAGATTATAATTACCAGCGCCACCACCGGGGATGAAAAGGAGCTAACCAATATAATGAAGGTGGCTATTAAAAATGATGCCCAGCACATAGGAAGTACATGCGACATCGATGTGCCTCTTAATTGCAGGATTAAATACAAAGATCAACAGGGATATTATAATTATTTGACAGCTAAAATAATTACATCATTCCAGTCCGGTGACATCATAAAGATTTATGCCTGGTATGATGGTTATAATAAATTAGAAATATTTAGTGGCTTTGTTGTTGATTTCATTGAAGGGAACCCGACCACCATTAAATGCATGGATTATATATACACGTTAAACCTTGGAATCTTTGGCAGTAAAATGGTCGGAGTTAAAAAGAACAAAACATCAAATAAAAAAGGATTCTCGGCATGGGGAGCCAGCTACCCCAGTATTAAGTTAAAAGATTTGTTACAGCATTTAATTGACTTTACAAACGACCAGATAGACATCAGCCAAAGCAGTGCGGCACACCTGACACTAGCCAATGACATATTCGATATGACGCTGTCAAATTTGACATTTGCAACAATGAGTCCTGCCGCTATATTGGAATGGCTAAAGAAAGAAATGGGTTTTAATATTTCATTACAAGGCAATCAATTATATTGTAATATAGCCTCGGCATTAACAACAGAGACGGTGAACGTAGTTAAATTTGCCAGCGACAGGAACATCCACGCCTGCGGACTCCAAAAGAATGCCAAGACGAATAGTACATTATTCCAAAATTATAAATTACGGGCTTGGTTTGAGAATGAAGACGGAACAAAAAACTGGATAGACGTGGGAAGTGAGAATGGATTACATAGAGAGGTTTTTTATTACAGGATTCCAAACAACCAGGCGCTGAGATTAAAGATGGCGAACGCCGCACTCGATAAATGTAAAATTAACCATTACACAGGAAGCCTTGGTGCTTATTTATATCCGATATGTGACCTATATTGGAAAGTGATTTATACCGATATCAGATACCCGGAGCGGTCCGGAAATTATACCATCACCGGAATAGATACCGATATAGATCATGGAGGATACCGTAGGACAATTAAGATGGCATATTTAAGCGAAATACAAGCATAGATGGAAAACGACAATGCACAATTAAAAGAAGGGCTGGAAAGAGCCATAAAGGTACTCAATAAAGGGAACCTGACAGTCGATGGTATTATCACCGCCGTGGACGAGAGTAGCTACACGGCTACGGTTAAGTTATCGGTGGAAACATTATACAAGGTGCCTCTGAGGGTGCTGAAGGGAGCCAAGGCATCATTTATTGAAATTCCGAAAGTAAATACCAACTGCCTCGTTACCTTCAAAGATAATAACATCCAACGGCCGACCATTGCAGAAATTCACGAAGCAGCAAAAATCCTGATCACTTGCGACGAAGTTATATTTAATGGAGGGACGCTAGGGGGATTAATCAAAATTGATGATTTATTGGAAAAGATAAACCGGCTAGAGGACAAATTAAAAGATCATCAACACGCTTACATACCGTACCCAGGAGGAAGTCCAGGGACGCCGGTCGCAACTACCAAAGGAACACTAGCCACGCCACCTGACACCACGCTGGTTTTTAATGACACGACAAAGAGCGAAATCGAGGACACCAAAATAAAACACTAAGATGCTAGATTTAACCTTTGACATAGAGAACAGGGACGTTATAATTACAAGTAGCGACTTCGAAACCACGGCGCACCCGGACGCACAGAATGGAGGGATTATACTGGAGGCGAAAGCATTTAATTTAAGAAACCCCATCCTCGGCATTGGCATCAAGCGGAACATGGGAGGTAGCGCCGCCACCTTTACCTTTGACCTGAACAGGTGGAAGCAGCAAACAAAGAGCGACGGAGCCCTGAACCCATCATGGAGCCTCACGCCCGTAAGCGGTGGTAGCAACCTTTTAATAAATAGCAATTATGGCAGTTAGTTATTACACAGTAAGACCAGGGGAGAGCCTCATCGATGTGACCCTGAACAGTACAGGGAACAAAGACAATGCCGACAAAATCCTTGAGGAAAACGGAATAGCGGAATGGAGCCCGATACTTGCCACGGGTAGGGTGCTGACCATACCGGACACGGTGGTGGTAGATGCCAACGCCCTGCGGGAGCTTACTAAATACCCAAGTTATAATAATTTTAACAAAAATATTACCAAATTACTGGATGACGTTGTAAATTTGTTGGATAATATATGGATACTGCAAACAGGAAATTGGAATGAAAACGGCGTCTGGTTGAACGAAGGTACATGGAATTTATAAAATGGCAACATACGACGACATAAAAGCAAACTTAGTAGCGCTGGGATTCGATAATCCAAGCGACACCTCCATAATAGGAATGCAGGCGCAAGCCATAGGTGAAGCCATAGACATCACAAAAGTGGAGTTTGACAATACCGAGGCCAACATCACCAGCATCATACAGCACCAAAGATACGGGACGGTTGACTGGTACGTGGCCAAAGCCAAGGCATACCAAAAAGGCGACACGCTGACCGAAGACCCGGACACCTTGGAAATGGTTTATGCCGTTATTGATACAACAAAGCAAATCGTGGTGCAAGCAGCATTTGAAGAAGACACCATGACGCTGAAGGTAGCCAAAGAGAACTCGGTGGGTATATTGCTGGAGATGAGCAATACCACAGACCCGGATGGTGATGGGGAAGACGACATGCCCGACTTTGAGGCGTATATGACATATTTTGAGATTCCACAAATACCGATAACCAAAGTATCACCACTGGCCAATATTATAGACATCAACATCCTGGGAAGCGAGACAATAGTCAGTGTTTATAATACCTACAACCTCACAACGGTAAAGCAGGAAATCAGCGACGCCATGATTGAATTTATTAAGATATTCCCTTATGATTCTAAATTTTATATCGACGACCTGATCAGCTATATTAAAACCACCGTCGCCGGCGTTAAAGATTTTTATATCAAGCAAGCAATTTTATATTTGGACTCGACAGACCTGATAGGAAGCATCGTGCAGGGAGGAAACATAGCGCTGCCTGCCGGCTATTTCAATTTTAAAATAGTAACCACTATGCTGGATTACGTTAAATTATTTTCGTATGTTTATGTCTAAAGCCATAAATTACAGCTATTTATTATTTGACACCCTGCGGGAGTATTTCTCAGTGAGGAGCGACGGGACCATTTCATGGTTGTATAAATTTTGCCTTGCCTGCCTTTACCCATTACAGAGCAAGTTTAATACTTATGACACCTTCAGAATAGAAAGGACGTACGTGGCTTATTGCAATTATACCAAGGGCCAGCTCACCAACTTATTAAATAAGCTATTCCCATCCACCACCACGGATTTATTCAGTATTACACAAAGAACCTCAAAGCAGGTTTTCATGGCAGGGATAGACACCGGCACGAATATCGGGTACACAACCACCTATTCCAAGGGATATACAGAGGTGACAACCACATATTTATATGGATTCCCTTACATAGGCTACACCGACGCCATTATTAACGTGCCTAGCGACATTTATGACAACATATTAAGCGCCGTGGAGGCAATAGTAAATCAAATTAAATTAACAGGATTAACAATAATTTATAATAGAATATAGCCATGGCCGACTTATATGATTTTCCATTCCTAAAAAAAATATTTAGCCCCAGCACCGCGGTGCCGCAATATAATGATGACTTTGTCGCAATGAGCGAAGGGATACACGCAGCGATGAGGGCGATACTTGGCTTTAATGGGGTGGGATTGCCAAACGTTGGCTTTTGGATATTAGATGGCATGGTTTTGTCGGGTGGCGTTTACACGCCCGGCATTTGTTGGCTTAACGGCGTTTTTTATATGATGAAGACATCCATCACCCCAGGGTTATGCCTGGAGCCTGACGTTACCAACAGCGCAACCATTACCAACGGGGCTTTTACAAATTCACTATACACATTGAATTACATGAAGACCCGCCCCGCCCCGGCTATTTTAGGATTGACATCGCCGGTATTTACAGGCTCGATGGACTATTACAGGCTGGGCCTTGTATCGAATAAGATATACAAAGCACAGCTCAGGGAAAGCGAAGACTTCTCAGCATTCAATGGAATCCCGGCATTTTATCACGGGTATATAGGGGACACGGTGACCAGCACGATGGGTACAGACTTTGCTACAGCCTCAACAGATAATATTTTTAGAAAAGACCAATTCGGAAAAATTGAAATATATGGCTGCATTTCATTTACAGGAACACCAGGAGCCGTAGGCGCAACCGTTATGTTTGTAATAGAACCGGACTTTTTGCCAGACGTACCAACGGGGCTTTTATATTTTCCTATTCAGGTTTTTAGTGGAATAGGAGCGGTGGAGTTTGCAGGATTCGTACAGGTACCCACAGGAAACGTTTATATGAACGGAGGGACGCTAGCAAATCAAGATTATTATTTTAAGATTTCATATCAAAGAGACAACTAATGACAGCAATACCGATAGTTAATACACAGGAAGACATCAAGAACGTCACCGAGGACCCGGTGGTGAAAAGTAAAGGTGGCTACATTCAAACCATCCTCAACAGGATGATAAATGAATTGTACGAAGCCACGCCGGTGGTTAATAAGATCACAGGAACAGCCCCCGAAACAGAATGGGAGCTCGCCGCCCCGGCTAATAGCTTTTTAGACAAGCTGACCTGCAAGGTGGAAGAAAACCCGGTGACGATGACCATAGGAACTACCAGCGGCGCCACCGACATCATGGAAGCGGTCACGCTGCCCGTAGGTCGCAACCATATCCATATTGAATATTGCATAGAAGGAGCCAGCAGCATATTTATAAACATATCAGGGGGCTGGCTTTCAAAGATAAGAGTGGAAACAGTAATAGATCACCTATAAAAACAGAACAATGGAACAAATAGTACTGAGTAACGGAAACAAGACAAGCAAGCTGGCCAATGTAAGCAGCACCTTCACATTCAAAATAGCTGCCGGCACCTTTATAGACAAAATATTTTTTAGTAAGGTAAGCGGAACGCCTTTATTAAGTTTAGGCACCACGCTGGGAGGCACCGACCTCGTGAACGCTGAAGACCTGGCAGCCTCCGACCCCCCCATCAAACTGGAAAAGTATTTTAAAACAGCAGCCACCCTTTATGCAGTGATAGCCGGGGGCGTTGCCAATATCAGAATAGATACAATTAACAACACATTTTAATAAAAAGACCATGAGAAAGATTTTATTATTTGCAGTTTTACTGCTTTTTTGCACAATATCAAAAGCAAGTGACCCGCCATTTATTAAAGGCACAGGAATAGCACTCACGGGAGGAACCAGCTACCCACAGCCAATAATGCAGGTTTACAAATTCAGGACATCGCCTTATATTTACCTGGGCGACAGCACCCTTATAAATGTAATTAACAACCATATCGGGGTAATGGCATACACAGCAGGAAGCGGAATCAGCATATCAGGCAGGACGGTGACAAATTCACGATATTATTATGCCGGCACAGGGATAAGCCTATCGGGTAGCACCTTTAACTTACCATTGATTTATGACATACACGGAACAGCGAGCGTTATGATAGGCAAGGGAGCAGGAAGGACATTGTCGGCAGGAGCTGGGAGAAACACAGGCGTAGGTGATAGCCTTATGCGCGGAATAACTACGGGAACAGATAATACGGGATTAGGTTATGGAGTTTTGAGAGCAGACACCAGCGGTAGTTTTAATATAGGGATAGGCGCTTATTCGATGTATAGAAGGGTAAGCGGCATTGATAACATCGGAATAGGATACGAGGCGCTTATGACCGACACAAACGGAAGCTCAAACATAGCCATAGGTACGGGTAGTTTATATCCTAATCACGGGAAGACAGGCAACACAGCAATAGGATACAGGGCTTTATATAAAGACACATTAGGCCAGTATAATACAGCTATAGGATACACAACCGATGTGAATGCAACGGGTTTGACAAATTCCACAGCGCTGGGTTATGGCGCGGTTATAACAGCGAGCAATCAAATAAGATTAGGAAATAGCAGCATTTCCTCCTTATATTGCCAGGGAGCTTTTACACCGACAACCACATACCCACCCAATTTTTATATAGATACTACGGGACAATTTAAGAGAAGTACAGTGGTTTATTCAGCAGGCGCAGGAATAACATTAACGGGCGGGACATATTCACACACAGCCCACACCGGGGATGCGACAGGAAGTGGAGCGCTCACGGTGGTAGCATTGCAAGGGCAGGCAATAACAACAACAGTACCACAGGGAAGCCAATATCTACAATATAACGTAGTGACAGGATGGACACCTAAAACCCTGGAAAGGCAGATGTTTGAATACAAGATCACCCTTACAGATAGCGGGGTGGGGAGTAACCTAAACTATACAGCATCGACAGGGTCGGACAGCCTCGGACAAATGTACACCTTACCATATAACACGGTAATAAATTGGAGAATAAATTGCGTAGCCAAGGACTCAACGCAGGATTTTCTCGGCAGCGATACCACATGGAGTGGCAGGGATTCAATACAAGCAATGGGAGTTAATTATGACTTTACTACCATATGCGACAATATCGGAAATTCTATAATGGGAACCATAACAACCACTAACAGTTCTACTTTTGGAACCAGCACACAATGGACACTACAGCCGTACTTGCAGAATAACGTCTTAAAGATATGGTCAATGGTGGAAAGGGATCATTGGGCTGAAAAGGGAAAGCCGTTTAAATTTTCATGTATAGCGACATATAATAGTCTCGAAAATAAATAAAATGGTAGCCTGCAGACCCGGCAGGAGCGGGTCAAGAAAGAAATCGAAAAACATAAATAGTGATAGTGATGGTAAAAAAATATTTAAACACAATAGATGGTAAAATTATTAAAAAAATAATCATTGCCATTACTACGCCTATATTTATTATAATAATGGGTTTCACTATTTCAGGATTCAACAGTAAAATAGATGAAAAGGCCAGAAAGGCAATCAAGCCGGAAATTGAGACGCTTAAAAAAGCAATAAAACAAATTCAAGAACAGCCAACCAGGGAAGATGTTGAAAATAAAATCAGGGAGCATGATTCAGCCATTAAAATAGACATAAAAGGAATGATGCAACAAACGAAAAGCCAATTTGAGAAGATAGAACAATGGCAAAACAATCACGACGCAAAACAGGACAGATTTAATGAAGTAATTATACAATGGATAAAAAGCAAATAAAATGAAAAAATTACTATTTATATTATTCATAATAGCCAGCATGACAGCACAGGCGAAAACACCGTTTATAACAGGTTCAGGACTCGATGCACAAGGAACCACCACCAGCCCAGTGCCAGTGGCGAGAATTTATCACTTTGCCACAAGTCCATACATTTTACTAGGTTATACCGACACATTAGGTACTATTCAAGACACCGTCGCCAGCAAGGCTTTTGTCAGGACAATGACATCCAACCAGCGCTGCGAGTTTTCTGTAGATATAGCCTCTGATTCAATAGCCAACCTAACTACTGCATTATATATACCATATTACTGCCAGATTGATACCATATATTACTGGGTGGTAAATTACTATGATGCAGGAGGATGTACAGTTATAAATTTGACATTCACAATAAATGGAGTGACAACAGTAATAACGCCCCTAACAATAACTTCAATCGGATATGTAGCCGCAACGCCATATATATTATATGCGGGTAGTATCCTTGCAATAAATCACGACTGGGCTGGGAATATTTGTTCATTGGAGACTGTCGCCGGGGGTGGCGTATATGATTATAAATTATTTCACGGCATTGTAAAAATTCAATTTATAGGGCACCGACTATGATAGATGCACACGACATAAGATTAAATGAAGGGGAGTACTGCCTCGTCGAGATAACGGTCAGCGACGCCCTCCACCTGCCAGATTATAATGCAAAGATTCAGGTCCGCAAGTATGCCGGCATGGATATCATCCTCGACTTTACAACCGAGGAAATAGCTGAAGATGAAACCAAATACCCGCTTTATATAGATGGGCAGAAAATAAGCTGGAATATACCAGCCAACATCACTACTGACCTCGGAGGTGATTATAAATACCAGGTCGAGCTTTATAGAAACACAGTGGACCCGATAAAATCAGACGTATATAATTTCATAATTAAACCAGCGGTAGCAATATGACAACGCAAGTAGATTTTTTAATAAATCAATATAAATTGATTGCAGGGGTACCGGGGTACGCCTTCCCATTTTTATTTGATATTGACCCGCTAAATTTCGATGACCCCATCGCCGGGACGCTATGCCTGAATGATGCAGACCCAGAGGCAGCGACAAAATTATTACTTACCTACGAGAACAAAGACGAGGTGGATGTGAGCGCATGGGAGAAGATCAACACCACTGGGGTTATATTTATCAATAAATTCAATGACCCGGATTGTTATGCCATGTTTCAGGTAGCCAATATGACCGACAAAACAACATGGATCGAGTGGGATATTACATTCATAGCGGCTTTTAATTGGGATTCATTGACCGATCAAAGTATTGTTTATATTACGCTCAACAAAAATACAGCAGGACATACAATACAAGATGACGGAACCAGCAAAACACAACGGACAAAGTTAAATATCATAGGTGCTACCATAGAGGACGACCCGACAAACGATGCCACCAAGGTCACCATCCCGGACATAACAGGGAAGCAGGACAAAGAAGCTGGAAAGGGATTATCGACAAACGATTATGACGATGCCGCCGTGATAGAAGTGGCAAAAATTGCAGGCAAGCAAGATCAGGAAGCAGGGAAAGGATTATCACAAGAGAATTATACCACCACAGAAAAAAACAAGCTCGCCAGTATTACGGAGATTTTCACCACAGCCCTGAAAGCGGCATACGATAACGTGGTTAATAACTTTAGCAGTTTAGCCGTTTCATTCGCTGCCCATTTATTGGATTACGACAATCCCCACGAAGTAACCAAGGCGCAGGTCGGACTTTCAGACATCGAAAACATAGCATACCTACCAATGGAGGCAGCAAGCGGAAGCGGAACGGAGGTCACATTCACAGCCGATAAATTCTACGGAACAACAGATACACCGGAAACCGGAAACATAACAGCAACCCTGACAGGTGCAAAGTTAGGGGTTACTGTTTGTGTTATCCATCAGACAGGAAGCGAACCGACCTATCCGGTGACATTTATAAAAGTGGGAGGAAGTTATGACAGCGCTAAGTTAAATTATATTTATATTCAGTATATAGATGACACCCATCAATTATATTCAATAGTTAATAACGTATGAGTAACAGGGTAGCATTTAAGGCATTTACAGGCGGAGTGACATATGAACCTGAAACATTAGCATTGATTGCACGTTTTACAACTCCTGCCACTGACGGATTAAAGACAGCTATAAATAATGCAATAATAGATTTAAAAGCAGGTGGATATTGGGCAGTAGCTGAACACATACACAAGTTCAATATGCTTGCAATAGATCAATGTCTATGGGATTGGGCAGGTAATTGGAATCCTTCATTGGTAGGTACACCTGTATTTACAGCAAAGCAAGGGATAACATCTAACGCGGGAGGTTATATTAGTTCTAACTTCCCTTTAAATGCGGGTAGTCAATATGTAAGAGATAGTGCTACGTGGTTTAATGGAAAATATAATATTGTAAGTATCGGAAATGATGCAGATGGTTATTTTGATAATGTTGCATTATATGGAGTTCATATGCAAATTACAGGCACTTATCATAGATTTAACAGTCTTGGTTCTAATCCTACCGCTTATCCTATGCAAAACGGATATAATATATTGCGAAGGGTAGATAATTCTAATTATCATTTTTATAACGGTATTTGGCAAACAGTGACAGTTAATTCAGTAGCATTAAATGGTGGTATTCCCTGTATGGGGATAGTAATGGATGAAACAGGAGTTGGATTTTGGGCTAATACTTCTACTCATCATACTGACGCAAAATTTGCAGGATTGTCAGAAGCCGATTGTGATGCAATACGGGTTATATTTGAAACCTTTGATGCAGCAGTAGCAGCGTTATGATAATAAAATAAATTTTAATCAACCAATAAAAACAGAACAATGAAAAAACTAATTTTAACAATTTGCCTGATCGCAACCACAATTTTATTATTTGCAGCCGACACCTTGGCCCCGGCCGTTACCAAGGTAGCAATAGATAGCACCATGGCAGTAAGCGGCGCCCGTTTCCTGCAGGCTTTGATGTCTGCCGACCTTTGGAGCCGCATAGCAATATGGGGAGGCGTTTTATTTGTCATTTCAGAGGGATTGGCTATGATCCCGGTAGTAAAAGCCAATAGCGTTTTTCAATTTATATTCAACATATTAAAGTGGGTATTTAGTAAAAATAAATGACCAAACTAAATTTATACCTTATAATAGCAGCGCTCGTGTTTGCCATCACGGGTGCTGTTTCAATAGCGAGCTGCAGCCACCAGAAAAGCAGGGCCAACATTGTGACTATGGAGAACGCCATGCTGATCACCGACACCGGGCATTATTACGACAGGCTGGGACGCCTCCACAATACCGTCGTCCAGTTTACCATCGAGCGGGCCACATTGATGGGGGAGCTCATAAGCAGGCAAAAGGAAAATGAGCTACTAAGGAACATGATAGACTATTATAAAAACCTCGCTAAGAATAAGCAGGTCGGCACGGTGATAGGAATGGCCCAGCAGACCACCGGGCAAATTATCACCCACAGATCCACCACCACGGACAGTGGTACCATCGTCGCCAATTTCGCAGACAGGTACATGAGCGGAACATACATTGAGTTTATTAACAATAAAGACACGACCAGAATCCTGGAATACGAAACCAAGGACACCATTATGGTCGCACTTAATAGGAGAATCAAGCAGCCAATAATAACATGGCGACCTTTCCACATACAGCTTTTTAATAGAGCGGTCCACTATGAGGGGGATTTTTTTAATAAAAACCCACGGGCCAAAATTACGGGCCAGATTATGGACGTAAAAAACTAGCCATTTTAAGAGGCAAGGAGCGACGAAGGCATCCAGACAAGCAAGACATCATCCAAAGGGTAGATGATTAGACAGCACACCACAGTGCAAAGCAGGGATGAGGAATTTAATAAAAGGGTAGAAACAAAACAACCAAAAGCAAAGAGCCGCTAAAAGGTCGTAACTTTGTATCGTAATCACCAACGGTTCTCCTTTGGTTTTTTTCATAATGATTAGGTTTAAATGGTTCAGCAGAGCCCCGGCGCAGGTCGGGGTTTTGTTGTTTAAGGGGAGCCTGTTAATCAATACATTAGATAAATTTAACATTTTTTAACAAAAATAATTTACATTTTGCTTGCATTGGGTATATAATTTAAATACCTTTGTTAAGATTTCAAAACGCTACAAAAAACAAAATAATGGCTGAAATAATGATATACGGGAGGGCTAGAAATAAATTTATAAAACTATTCCCAGCCGCTAAATTTGAGGGTTATGAATGTAATATCAGATTTGGATGGTATACATTAAAAGAGCCTATAAGTAAGATTAAAAAATTGTGTAAAATTGAAAAAATAGACATAATCGAAATTAAGTAACATGGAAAACAAAGCATACTACATCAGCAAGGAAGCTGACGCAAAATTGAGGGCGCTGGCTAAAAAAAAGGATAGGTCTGTTAATTATTTGATAATCAAAATGGTACAGAAAGCAATTAAGCATAAAAAAGGTTTTGCAGCCATGGAGACGAGCCCCGGAGAAAAGAGGACTTATTATTTACCGGAGTCCGTCCATCAATTTATTATAGATCAGATTCCTAAAAGTTTTAATGACCACAGAACTACCCGTGGTTATATATTAACCTCTATAATTATGGAATGGAAATGAAAACAACATTATTTGAAACCATCGCTGCAGCGACGAACCCGACACCAGCCATCAAGCAGGTGCGCAGACTGGAGAAAAAAAGGGGGATATACATGGGAGCCAACCCAGTCAGAAAAGAACACTGGATTAAAACAGAGTTAGACAACAAAGAGCGCCGCCGATATTACGGCCTGCGGATAGGCGACATTGTATCCCCTAAATTCAGCTACGGACATGACATCGGGCCGTGTGAGGTTATAGAATATGGGTTTATGGATAATAACGCCGTTTATTTGAAAACAAGTGAAGGTGAGAAAATAAAATGGGTAGCAGAATGGTGCACTATTATCACAAAGGTAGAAGATCGAGAAAAGGAGGCCTCTAATGCATAACCATTGCTCTGACCCTATAAATGAACCGACGGTGCCATCACAGCCACCGGAGGAGAAAGAGTGGAACCCAGAAGACCACATCCTTGAAGATTGCAGGGTGGTCTGTATTGATAACGAATATCAAATTATTAAAAAATAAAAACCATCATTATGAAAATTGAACAATTAAAAAGAGGAAAAGAAATTCAAAAGGAAATTGAATTATTAAAGGAGTACATCGAACCATTAACGTGGGAGGAAACGGAACAAAATAAACGAACTATCACATTTAAAGCAATAATATATAGTCATTCAAAAAATAAATGGCTGGAGGAAAGCTACAATATAGAAAGTGGGCGAACGCCGGAATGTGTAAAAAAGAGCTTGGAAACGGCGTTAAAAATGACCCAAACCATTATAGTGGGTGAAGTTAATGCCAGAATTAAGGAGCTAAACAAAGAATTTGAATCATTATAAAAACCATCATTATGACAACAAAATTAAAAGGATTAAAATTAAAAAACTTCGGTAAGTTTACAGACTTCGAAATAATTTTTAAAGACGACGTGACCAGGCTCGTCGGGGTCAATGGCGCCGGTAAGACCACCGTCGGATTGACAGCAATATGGGCCGGTATTAAAGGAATCAGCGAGAACAACAAAGGAGGCAGCCTGATCGGGGAGCGCTTCAGATTCATCGGGAGCCAGAAAGCCACGGCCGACATCGAGGTCATAGTTTATGACGAAGCGACAAAGCAACAAATAACCATCACCAACCACATCAGTAAGACAGGAAACCAGATCACATGCGCACCTGTTCAGGACCCGGAATGGCTTAATAATTTTTTATCGGTGGCCTTTCTCAGCGCTAAGAACTTCTGTAGCATGACCAGCAAAGAGCAGGCTTTATTATTAGGGATCAATACCAGCACCTACGATGCAGAAATCAAAGCATTAAAAGAGGAGTACACAATGATCAACAGGGAGCTCCGGGCCTTTGGAGAGATACCCGCCATGGAGAAGGTCGAGAGGGTAGACGTTTCTGAATTAAGCAAGCAAAAAGAGGAAATACGGGCCAAGCTAAATAATGCCTACAGGAAAAACAAGGAGACAAATGAGAAATTAAGGAACGAATACAATCAACTTGTTTATAAAACAAGGGCGGATGTTGTAAAATTCAATATAGATCAGGACGCAAAAGAAGAACACATCGCAAACATAATAGCTTGTAAAAATGAAATTTTAGACATTTGTGATAGGTATGATGGTTTAATTGATTTAGTTGATATTTCAAAACTTGATGCTTTTATAAGTACAATGCCTAAAGGAGAAGATCACAAATTTATAGAAGAGGAAGCGGCCAAAATCAAGGCCCCGGTTTATATAGACCCAGAGATGCCAGACGATACCGAGCTGCGGATGATAGACATTAAAATCCTGGACGCCTCCACCACCAATGAGGAAGCCAACAAATACCTCCAATATTTGCAGAGGGTAGAAGCCAAAGAAGCCAAAAGAGCAGAGCTCGACGCAAACCAATGCAAGCAGAATGAAAAGGAAGCAGAGCGCCTCGCTTATATAAAATCCTTTAAATTCGGATTCGAAGGGCTGGGAGTTGATGAGGAAGGGGGCTTGATATTGCACGGTCGCCCCGTGAGAGATCCGCACTTCAGCAAGGGAGAGTTGGAAATAATAGTGGCCAACCTTCACGCCTCAATGAACCCACAATTAAAAGTGAGATTTATTGATGAGTTTCAATCTTTGGATGAAGACAACCAAGCCAAATTACTCGACACCCTATTAAAAGAAGGATTCCAGGTTATAATTGCAGAGGTAGGCAAGGAGAAAAAAGGCGACGACACCATCCTCCTGAGAGAATGCAGGCAAGTGGAAAGTTACCAGGAAGGGCAGCAAGCAAAATTATTTTAATAAACACTTGGTTATAATATAATTTGATTTATATTTGAACTGTCAATCATGACAAAACGCTACAAAATAAACAAGGATTATGAATAAAAGTGAAAGCATCACGAACCTGATCGCTGCCACCATCAAGGTCATGGAGGCAGTAAAAGGAATAGAGAAATCACTGACGGTCGGGAGCGGAAACAATACCTATAAAGGGGTAGCCGACCAGGAGGTGAAAAAAGAAATCGGAGGAGCCATGGCTGCCAACGGCTTATCTATTTTCCCAATAGCCATAGAGGAAAATACCCAATTAAGTGAGTGGGAGGAGAAGGGTGGTCAGTATGGTGACAAGCGGAAGCAATCCATATTTACTAAGGTAAAGACCACCTACCTCCTCATCCACACCTCCGGGGAATTTATCGAGCTCACCGGCTACGGTCACGGGGTGGATTCGCAAGACAAATCAGCAGGCAAGGCAACGACCTACGCCCTGAAATATTGCCTTTTATACACATTCCTTGTACCCACGGGAAAGATAGACGATGCCGATGCCACCCATTCGGATGAGTATGGCCACCCGGTACCACCAAAGCAGCAACCACCCAAAGGAGAATCCAGATCAAGGACGGTGGCGCCACCGAGACAGGAAAAACAAAATACTAATACGCCTCCACCAAAAGACCCATCACCTGCAGAAATAAAAAAGACACTATCAGATGATGCTGTCAATAAAGCTGCGGAAAGGATGAGAGCCGGAGAGACCAACTTATTACAACAAATATTCGATAAATACGACCTGACAGACATCCAGAAAGAAGTTTTAAGAATGGCAGCGAAAGCCGCAGTTAATCCCCAGGGAAATGAGCCAAAGTAGCGAAGCATACATCGACCAAGCGGAAAGGGAGGAAATCCGCAAAAGCAAGGATGAGGAATTAAACCATTTAAATAATATATTAAAATCAAAAGACAGATGACAACAAAAATTTTATTTTATGACTTGGAAACAACAGGAACCAACCCGATGATTCATGGGATTCACCAAATATCGGGACGCATCGAAATAGACAATGAAACAAAGGAAATATTCGATTTCAAAGTGCGACCACGGGAGGGATGCCAGATCGTGGATGACGCCCTGAAGGTTTCCAACGTGACAAAGGAACAAATAATGGAATATCCACACCCCAGGGAGGTCTATAGGGATTTAATAAATTTACTATCCAAGTACGTGGAGAAATATGAGAAGACCGACAAATTACATCTCGCCGGATATAATATCCTCGCCTTTGACAACCAATTCCTGCGCCAGTTTTTTATTGATAATAATGACCAGTACTTCGGCTCGTGGTTTTGGCCCGATTCAATAGACGTTTATTCCCTGGCTTCTAATAAGTATAAACAGGAGCGCTCCGCCTTCCCAAATTTCCAATTAAGGTCTGTAGCGAAATATGCCGGCATTGAGGTGGACGAGAGCAGGCTACATGATGCCCAGTACGACATAGAAATTTGCATGAACCTTTATAAAATTGTAGGGTAATGAATAAGATAAACATTTCAAAGACGTTTTTAATAGCGTACACATCCCGGTGCAAGTATGAAGCATACCTGCGCTACGTGGAGAAGCGATACACAGAGCCGAGCCTCGCCATGATAAAAGGAAATTTATTTGAGTATTTGCTCATCGGGTCCACCGTCACCGGACAGGTACCAGAGATGCCCAAGCTGGTCAAGGGAGGGATGAGCGCTGACGAGATCGCCGTTAGAGAGCTGGTAGTATGGGCCAAGCCGGTACTGGAGAAAATGAACTTTATAAAAGAGACAGTCCAGGAAACGGAAATCTTCGAAGATTGTAAAATGGTAAAAGACGTACAAGGAAGCATACTAGACACTGAAGCAATAATCGACATCAAGTACACTGATACTAAGGAAGACGACAGGTGGCAAGGATGGGGAGGTGATATGAAAGACATGGAATACTGGGATTTCACAGAGCCAATCCATTCAATTTATATTCACCTAATGAATACCGGGGAGCTCCTGCCATTTATATGGCTGGTATTTGGAAAAGGGAAATGGATAAAACCTTTTAAAATAGAAGTAAGCAGAGAGACATGCGAACTTCATGGGGAGCGAATAGCCAAAGTGAGGAAGCAGATAGAGAACAATGAGTTTGAACCGTGTAATAATTTCTCAACCTGCAACAAATGCGACTACAACCCACAGGTCGACAAAAGCGGCGCTGTAATATTCCAATGCCCAAAGGCGAAAACATACCCGGATTTTATAGAAAAGTTTATAGGATAACCATGGAGAAGTTCGACATAGAAATCGAGAAGGTAGAAGGGAAGCTCACCAGCCCCAGCCGGGACGTCCTGAAGCGAACCTTTGACAATTTGTCGGACGGAACCCATCGGATTACCGGGAAGAAAACAGGTCGAAAAGCGACCAAATTACAGTTTGGCTATTTATTTGGTTATATCCATAGTGAGATGATGAAAGCAATGATACAGGGGGGATGGATAATTCAAAACGAAGACGAGGTGGAGGAATACTGCCGTGTTAAGTTTTCAAACAAAATGATAATAAACAGACATACCGGCGAAGCCATCCCCATCCCCCGGAGCCGGTCCGAGTTTAACACCGAAGCAATGACCACATACATAGACGCCATCAGAGATGAGGCAAGTGAGGAGTACGGCTACTACATAGAGGAGCCCAACCCGAACTGGCGCCAGAAGCTAATGAAAAAAGACGACGGATACAAGGATTTAATGACTAAAATAGAACCTAGATAAAAAGGAGGAAAAAATGAAAATAAAAACAAAAATTCAATTTGTAAGTGGCGCTTTTGACACTAAAAATGGAAATTTAATCTGCATCCCTTATCAAAAATACGGAACTGTTCAAATTTGTTTTAAATCAAACATGAATGTTCCTTTTGCAGAAATAAAACTATTTACTAGAGATTTAGCCATTGATGCCGATGCTGTATTTAGAGATGCAAGCAAATTAGGTGAAGAGATATGTAGGAGATGGAATGAATGTAAGGATAAAAGATAATAATTTCAAAACCATTAAAACCGCTACAAATGACGAAATTTTATAACACTACCGACGAGAAGGGAAACCTCCTCGAAAAGTACAAAGGGATAGCCAAGACCCAGGACGCAAAAGTGCTGGCGCTATTCCAGTTATATGGAGAATTAAGCTCCAGCGAGTGCTGGAAGCTGCTGGACAAAGAGGACACATACACCAGCGCCCCATTGACAAGCTACAGGAGAAGCATCAACACATTGAGCACCCAAATAGAAACAAAGAATAAAGACGGGAAGATTATCGTCATACAAAAGGCATATTTAATAAAGACCGACAAAAAAATCAAAGGTATTTATGGACGCCCGGAGTATAAGTGGCGCCTGATCCCACAAACAGGAGAGCAATTAAAATTATTTTAAAATAATTGATACAGATTATAAAATCATGTATTAAGTTTGCCATCAGTCAACGTTAAGCTAATTTAAATGAAAATAGCAATTTTAAAACCTACCCCCCGGCGCAAGCACCTGTTTTCAGGCTTGGCGTTGACTACCCATCCGCTTGTGTTAGGGGGCTTTTTATATTATGAGTAAAGATTTAATATATTTCAGATTCAACCCGGATGAATGGTTTAATGGTGACATTTCACTTGAAGATGAAACGACTCAAGGATTATTTATAAATATTTGCGGTTACTATTGGAAAAAAGATTGTAAATTAACTAGCGAGCAAATACAAAAAAGGTTTATAAAAAATAAAGCGAGGCTTAAGCGAGGCTTAAACAACCTTATAAATAATGGCATAATTAAAACCAATGGAAATGAATATATTATAATTGAGTTTTTAGATGAACAATATAATGCTTTAAGTGATTTTAAAAACAAATTGAGTGAAGCAGGAAGAAGGGGAGGTAAAGCCAGGCTTAAGGGTGGCTTAAGGGTGGATGAAGCTATTAATATTAATGATAAATATAATGATAAGAATAATCCCTTAGAGGGTGATCCAGATAGTTATTTAAAAAAGCTATTGGAAATTTTCAAAGAAGAGTATAAAACAAACCGGGGCTCAGAATTTACGACACTTGAACCCGAAAAAGAAATAGAGGGATTAAGAAAAATTTTAATAAATTACAGGGGTAAAAAAATAAACCAAGGGAAAAAATGCGACGAAATCACTAATGATTTTAAAGAATTATTTGTCGCCTGCCTGAATATTTCAGAATCGTGGCATTATAATAACATGGCCCCGTCGCACATTTGTAATAAATACAACACGGTAAAACAATTTATTTATGGAAACAATAAAAAACCTGGTCAAAGTGGTAAAGGAACAACAGACAAACAACTTGCAGACATCCTCTCCGGGAAATTCGATGGAGCTTTCGATCTACAAGGATAAATTAACAGAGGTCAACATAGACAACCAGATCAAGAAATTAAAATTAGCATTCCCAGCATTGGAGCCGGGCTTTTATTTGTTATTAAAAGAAGGATTAAGGCTGTATAATTTTACAGATCAAAGGCTGTATGACGCTATAAATAATTGTATTTATACCTGTATATACCCAACCCCAACCATAGCGAATATTATACAATTCGATAAAAAAATTAAGCTATTTTCATATAGGGAGGTATTAGAACAAAACGACAAAAGAATCCCAATGAGTGAATTTATAGCGGTCAGAAAGGATGAAGCACAGAAAAAACCATATTACATTGAAAAAATATATTTTGAACAAAGCGGATTAAAAGAATGGATAAAATGACAAAGGATATTAAAGATAATATTTGTTATAGCCAGTTAATTTGTAATTTATGACAACAGTAAAAGAATTAAGAGAATTATTAGCAACAATGCCTGATGATTATGAAGTGGTTATTTATCCCAAATATTCTTCTGATAAAGTAGATGGGTATAAAAAACACAAATTTAAAATTGACCAAGTATGTGAACAAGAACCATACTCTGTTTCAATTAAAGATGACAAGAAAAAGTTAAAAGAATATTTTGGCGGTAGAACTGAATATGAAACATACGAAACAAATAACCACGTAGCCATTCTTTTTTAATTGGCTATAACGGCCTGTATATGTTGTCGAAATGGCAACAATAACGTAGATACTTAATTTAAAACACTTAAATACAATTATATGAAACAGTTTATTAAAAGAACCCATTTTGCAATATATACTTTGTTAGGCTTTCGTAATTTGCGTAGGCGAAAACTGGCAGAGAAAATATTAGTTGCATTACTCCAAAACCCTGAGCGATACAAGTACATTGCAGAGCAGGTGAAAAGTGGGAAACTTAAACAGGAAGAAGCAAACAACAAGAATATAAACAAGGCTTATAAGATTGCAGATAGTTTTGTGCGGTGGGATTATGAAGCCTAACTAGTGTATATGTACAGTTTTTAACAGTAAAATAATTAGATATCAATAAATTAACGATGATATATATAAAAGTATGAAATATGACAAAACAAGAATTTATTGAAAAACTGGCAGAGATAGCGCTCATAAAGGCTAAAGAGATAGCCGGCATAGATATTAATCCAGACAAATTCATAGGACAGAACCGGAGGAAAGAGCCTGTATTTGTAAGGTCAATTTGTATATTTATAGCACGTAAAAATGGCATAATACAAAGGGAGGTGGGATTATTGTTTAAGTACAAAACTCATCAAGCCATTAGACATGCCATAGAATGCCACCATACTAATTATGAAATTAACTATCATCCAGGATTTTCAAAGGTAGGATACAGGATACTGGCAGACGAAATAATAAAAGAATCAAATAACATAGGATATAACAACCATGAATCATTAGTGGATTATATGCCTGCTGAAACAATGATTAAACTACTTGAGGAGGTTAGGGAAAAAGAAAAGGTACTGATCAACGCCCGGAGGGATTATAATGAGGCAGCAAATAAATATAATTCGTATTTAAGTGGACTTCGTAAATTGCCAATTAAAATAGATTAAGATGAAAAAATTTTTATTATTACTAATCATCCTGCCATTATTAGCAATAGCGCAGGCGCCGGACGGCGACAATGACCCATTTAATAGCCAACCTCCTGACTATAAAAAAAAGAAACCACCTCCACATTCAGCGAGTATAGATTCAGGATGGCTGGGGGGTTTGATGATTGCAGGAATAGTTTTAATAGTATATAAAAGGGGAGAAAAAAAATAATTTATAAAATCCTTGCAGATAATAAAAATAATATTAGCTTTGAACAATATTAAAACCGCTACAAATGAAAAGAATCAGGGGAGCAAGTGAACTGCGCCAGCAGATCGAACCGGGGCCGGTTGTAGCGGTCGGCTTCGGTGGGCTCCCTTTTTTAAACCAATCAACAAAACCATTATGAAAAGAGAGAAATTTAATTCTAAATTTTGGGAAATATGCGGGAGCGACGAGCTGAAGCCAAACCAAACCTGTGTTTATTTCACTAAAGGGAAATTATATACAACAGACGGGAACATGGTGCTCATCCAAGCCCTAATTTTACACAATTTCACGGATGACGACATCGAGAACCTGGAAGGGCGCATGGTACACAAGGAGGTTTTTAAATCAATAAAGGCGCTGGACATAGCATACCCGGAGCTGGTGCAATTTCTACCAGATACCATCGAGGTGAGGGCGTCGAGTGGAAAAATATATTATAGTTATTACGAAACAAACCCATATGAGATCGAGTCAGTAATTAAGGGATTCCAGGAAATGGAGCCAAAGGAAATAGACAAGATAGGAATCAACACAGATATGATTAAGAAACTATCAAACGCCATGGTTTCCACAGCGATTATTTTAAATTTCAAAGGGAAAGACAAGGTTATTAAAATAACCAGCGACGGATACACAGAAGATGAGCAGGTGGCATATGTGATGCCAATGAGAATAACAGATGCATCAACATTTCAACCAATCAAAGAAAAGAGCGACATGACGGTCTCAATTACAACAGGAGATGGAAAGACAACCGGCGAAATTCCAATAGATAAATTTTATAAAGGAATGGAAAAATTGGGAGGAAAAAAACAATAGTCAACCGTGCCGTAGAGCAGTGGTCAGCTCGCCAGGCTCATACCCTGGAGGTCGTGGGTTCGAATCCCACCGGCGCTACAAAACATTAAAACGCTATGAATAACATTACAAAGAAGGTCGAGAAAACCCTCAGAGAGATAGCAGCGATGCTACCGGGGAAGATAAATCTAGAACAAAGGGTTTATACAAAAGTAAAAGGGTCGGAGCTTATAAAATCCAACCCGAAACTGAAGCTGAATCCAAACATTGAATACAAGGTACCCACAAAAGAGACCTGCCAGGTTAACCATTACAGGAGGCTGGCGAATGCCTATAAAAGAGGAGGCTGGGAAGCCGTCGAAAAGTACAGCAATAAAAATTCTTTAAAAACCGCTACTAAATAAAAAACAATTGTATGGAAACATTATTATTTTTTGCAGGATTTGTCGCCTTCATGGCGCTTGTATTTTCGTTTGTAAACTTTTGCCAAAAGTATTATGCCGACAAAGAAGACCATGCCAAAGAAACAACAGAAGACAAAAATCTCATATTTTACGAACACCCGACCGATACAAAGCAGTTTATGGTTTATGACGAAAACAATGACTCTTTATTTTCATTCTGCATAGACAAAGAGGTGAAAAGGAAAATATTACTCGTTTGTAAAAAGGTAGGAAGCGAAAATATATGGGCTTTTATGCCAAAATATAGGCTTTACACAAAAAACAGAGCAGAAATGATCAAGACTTTTAATGAGATAAAAGGATGACAATAAATGCACCCAAACAAACTGGAAACATGTATAGCGAGTACTGGACATGGAATCCCCTAGCCGGTGCCTGCCAACACGACTGCCATTATTGCAGCACCAAGGCATTGATGCGCTACCCGGTAATTAGAGAGAAATACACCGGGCCACCGAGGCTGGTCGAAAGCTATTTAAATGACGACCTGGGATCCGGTCGGGATATATTCGTAGTGGCGCAAGGCGACCTGATGGCAAGCAACGTGCCTGCGGAATTTATAGAGCGGATATTGAAACATTGCTGCGACTACCCACACAACACCTACCTCCTCCAGACAAAGAACCCGGAACGATTCGCAGAGTTTGAAGGGAGGTACCCGCCGGGCGTTATTTTTTGCATCACACTGGAGAGCGACATGTGGTACCCACAAATGGGAAAGGCCCCGGCGCCTGTAAACAGGATTAAGGCGTTAGAGCAATTTATAATAGAAAGGGAGGTGAAGACAACCATACAGATCACTATCGAGCCAATAATGAAGTTTAATATTGGTAGAATGATAAATATGATAGCACGAATTGATCCCAACATTGTAGCCATAGGAGCTGACAGCAAACATCACCACCTCCATGAACCCAGTGGATTAGAAGTAATAAAATTGATAAAAGAATTAAACAACATAACGACCGTAAAAATTAAGAGTAACCTTAAAAGGATAACGGGATGATAAAATTAAGCGACGAGACTATCAGCCAGATCAAGGAGATGAAACAAACCATGACTTTTAGGAAGATAGCAAAAATATTAAACCTCCCACCATACCAGGTCGCAAATAATTATTATTACAGACATGGAGAGCGAAGCCACAGAAACGCCGTCCCGGAATGCGACAAAATGGTAGAGTTAAAAGACTACAATCAGGAGGAGGAAGTCAACACCCCATCACGACCCATGAGCATTATCATGCCCGACTATTTCCACCCTAAGAGAGAGCGGACATTTTCAGATTCTGACATTATGGAGGCGCTAAAAACCATCAAAATAAAAAGGAGAGTCCATGTTTGATATGAAGCGCTGCCCGGAATGTAGGCACGAATTGACACCACAGGAGCAGTCCCAAGGGGAGTGCAACGCCTGCGGATATATTGAGACCGGCGACGAGGCCATGGAGGAAATGAATAATGATTTTAATGAAGACGACATAGAGGAGGGATAGATGGAAACAGAAAAACAATTCAGGCTCGACATGACCAAACAAACCCTCTACGAAGGGGAGGAAGTAATGATGCAAAAACAGGGACTGGATGAGAAGCAAGCCAAAGCAGCAATCAAAGCAAAGTACGGGATTATAAAATATTTTATGATGATCAGTTATGACAGAGCGAAATGAAAAAGATATTTGAAACCATATCCGGCCCCACCAGCATCACCAAAGAGAAGCTAGAAAAGAAGCTATTCATTTATAGCAGGAGCAATTCAGATCGGGATTATTTCAGGCGACAAATTTACAAATGGCTGAGGGACGACAAAGACGATCGGACAATTGAGAAGCTATGCTGGATGATGGTATGGGAACAGAACAACAGGGGTGAAACAAAAAAATATATAATCGAGAAAGAGAACCAGAGTGCCTCCACATTTCCAACAGACCCGGCATTTATAGAATGGGCAAAACTAATAGCAGACCAAATGCAGAGAACCATCAAAACTTATAAATTATAAATATGCCAAGGAAAAGAAAAGAATTTTATGACAAAAAAGACAAGGTCTTAATGTTTTTATTTGCAGAAAAAGAATTTACATTCACAGGTGAGGTTTTTATAAATTACAGTAGTAAATCAAAAATGCAAGAGAGAAAAGCCAAGGAATATTGTAAAAAGATTATTGCTGAAATTCACAAAATAGCACAACCCGAAAAAATAAACGTCACCACTAATATTTTAGATTGCACACAAAAGCAGTTAAAAAAATGGTATCCAGATATGTATGAACACAGCAAAATAGCAATAAAACCACTATGAAAACAATTAAAGCACCTGATGGATTGCTGCCGTTACAAATAAAAAGAACAGGCACTTGTGATTTTTATAGAGATGTAATTTCTGATAGCATAGGAGTGACTGTATTTAGTGAAAACGAAAATAAATACATCATAGAAGCCTGTAACAACTATGAAACCCTCCAGAAGCAGCGAGACGAGGCTATGGAGTTACTAAAAATATGGGTAGATACAACAGAGGGAGCAAGTGACCTATTCGACAAAACAATGGATTATTTAAATAAAAACAAATCTATAAAATGACGCCCTGGAACGACATAAAAAAAGGAATCCCCACCCCAGCCGACCATGACAAATTTGTATTATTTGTCGAGTTTAGGGAGCCGTGGAACGAGCCACTCAGGAGCGCCTACGGGACGTGGGAGTTTGTAAAAAACACAAGGAAAAGGGACGTTATATACAAATTTACACACTGGATGTTTATAGACAAGCCAAAAAAGCAGGAAGAAAAAGCAACGAAAAAGCAAAAAAAAGACTAAATTTGTAGCTATAAAAAAACAATAAAGCAATGAAAACACAACAGATAGACAGCGAATTATTGAAGCTCTTCAACAGACAAATCGACCGAGAAATTGCCTCAGATATCATCTATCGTATAATGGCAAGTTTTGCAAACCAGCAAGGCTACGAAGGTATGGCGCACTTTCTAAATAGCCAAGCCCATGATGAGCGCAAGCATTCAGTAAAAATCCAGAAATTCTTAGAGGACAGAGGCGCCATGATAACAATCAGCACCCTGCCAAAAGTAGAGATCGAGTTAAATATGCCGGCCATTTTCCAACAGGCATACCAGCATGAAGTTTTCATAAGGGACAGCATCGACGAGATACTCACCAAAGCCTACGAAATAAAAGACAGCGCCACGGTCGAATTTTTACAGTGGTTCGTAAAAGAGCAGGTGGAGGAAATAGCCACCCTCGACACCATCCTGCAGAAGATGGCTGGAGCGGATAAAACGGCATTATTGATTATTGATAGGGAAATGGCTAAAAGATAACCATGCAGCAAACAACCATTAAACTTAAGCTACTAAAACAAAACAACGGACAGATTGAGGGACTGCCCAAAAATCCCCGGACGATATCAAAGGAGAAATTCGATTCATTGGTTAAAAGCATTCAGGATGACCCTGAGATGTTGGAACTAAGGGAGCTCCTCGTCTTCCCTTTTAATGAAAGTTTTATAGTAATTGCAGGCAATATGAGGCTAAAAGCAATGCAGCATCTCAAGCACAAAGAAGCACCCTGCAAGATACTGGACCCGGCAACCCCCATCGAGAAATTAAAAGCCTACACTATTAAAGATAATATTTCTTATGGTTCCAATGATTGGGATGCATTAAAGGAATGGGATCAAGAGGAATTGACAGAGTGGGGCCTCGACATACCAGACTACGAATCCCCCATCAAGGAGGCACATGAAGACCACTACGTTATACCTGACGAGATAATCACCGACATAAAATGTGGCGACCTATTCCAAATCGGGCCGCACAGAATCCTCTGTGGAGATTCAACATCACCTGAAGACGTCGTCCGCCTTATGGATGGGAAAAAAGCCCAATTAATATACACCGACCCGCCGTACGGGGTTAGCTTCACAGGTGTAAAAAATGACCGTGCGCATTTATGGGAAATGATAGAGAATGACGAATTAAAAGGAGACGCCTTATTTGATTTTCTAGTGAAAGCCTTTAAAAACGCTAAAGAGAACAGCGACCCCGACATCGCCGCTTATATTTGGTACGCCTCCTGCAATCACATTATATTTGAAAAAGCAGTATTGGCTGCAGGATGGGAGGTGAAGCAGCAAATCATATGGAACAAAGGCATGGTGATGGGACGGAGCGACTACCACTGGGCACATGAACCCATGCTGTATTGTAAAAAGGAGAAGCAGACAACAAAGTGGTACGGCGACCGCACACAAAAAACCATCCTCGGCGCCAGGATTACTGACCTCATCAACATGAAAAAAGAGGAGCTGGTGAAGGTTATAAAATTATTGATTGACAATTCCACCAACTGGGAAATAGACAAAGATAATTGTAATTCATACAAACACCCGAACCAAAAACCCGTCGCCCTCGCCGGCCGTGCCATTAACAACAGCACCAAGGAAGGGGACATCATCCTCGACCTTTTCCATGGAAGCGGATCCACCGGGGTGGCAGCGCACCAACTAGGTCGCATTATATATGCCATGGAATACGAGCCCAAGTACGTCCAGATAGAAGTGGATAGGATGGCCGCACTAGACAGCCGCCTCACCATTACAAAGAACGGAATGCTTTACGAACCACCAAAACAACCAGAGCCATGACCGGGGATGAGGAAAGCAAAGCGCCTGAGTGGAACACCGACCTGACATGGGATGAGGGCACCGCAGAAAAAAAGGAATTGCAGGAAATAATCACTGAGGAAGAGAACAAACCCATCAAGCCAAAAGTGAAGCGCAAAAGCGTCGAATGTATATGCCGGGTACAGAAACACATCTACCGCCGGGCATTTTCAGAGAGCAAGCTACTTGATGCCGTGGGTATTGATTTTAAAGAAGGGGAGAGCTACCATTGCTTGACAGGAGGGGACGTGGACGCCCTCAGCTATTTAAAAGCAGTATTAAGACAGCAAGACCTAGATTACTGCCTATTTTCCACATGGTGCATGGCAAGCGACGATGTTATGCAGATAGAGGAATGGCTAGAGACCGGAAAGATTAAGAAGGTAGATGCCTACGTAGGTGAGATATTCCCAGGGAGCTACCATCACGAGTATAGCAAGCTCAAAGAAGTAATGCACAAGTACAACGGTAAAATAGTTGTTTTCAGGAATCATAGCAAAGTATTTGCAGGCTACGGGGCTAAATTTTACTTTGGTATTGAGACCAGTGCAAACATAAACACCAATCCAAGGACTGAAAACGGATGTATTACGATAGGCAAAGAAATATTTGATTTTTATTTTAATTATTATAGTGGTATTCAATCATTTGTAAAAGAATAAAACCAATGGCATACAATACAGAAGTACTGGAAAGGAAAGCACTGGAAGCAATTACAAAATACAAATTAGTTTTCATTCACGAGGTAGCGACTTTTATAAACATATCAAAAGCAACCTTATATGAACATAAACTGAACGATTCAGACGTAATAAAAGAAGCCCTCGAAAAAAACAAAACCGACATCAAAGCCGGCCTGCGAAAAAAGTGGTATGACAGCAATAATGCAGCGTGTCAGATTGCACTTTATAAATTAATTGGGAACGAATATGAAAGTGACAGGATCAATAGCCAGAAGACCACCATCGAGCACTCAGGAAAGGTGCGCTTCGGATATGGAGAGGATATCCCCAGCGATGAAGCCAAGCCAGAGGAAAAACCAAGTTAGAAACCATTTAAATCAATTATATGAAAAAAGTAACGCTACATTTTTTAAAATCAGAATCAGCCTGTCAGGAAGGGATTGATAGGTTTGTGAAATTATATCCCAAAGGCGAAAAAGCAGACAAGGTTATTAAAGATCATATTACAGACAATACACTGGATTATGCCAATTGGCTGCTAAGTAGAGTATTGAATCACAAAGACAAAACAAAATATGCTATTTATGCGGCAGAGCAGGTCATAGAAATATATGAAAAACAATACCCGGATGATAGGCGACCAAGGGAAGCAATAGAAGCTGCTAAATTATATATTAACAATCCAAGCAAAAAAAATAAATCAGCAGCCTACGCAGCAGCCAACGCAGCCTACGCAGCAGCCAACGCAGCAGCCTACGCAGCAGCCTACGCAGCAGCCAACGCAGCCTACGCA